ACGACGGCCAAGTTGACGGTCGATGGGGGTCTCGGCCTCGCCAAGGGGTCCCAAGTGTTCGCGGGGTCGGATGTCGTCACGGAGTTCCCCAAGCACGACCGACCGTTGACCAAGTATCCGGAGGTGGATTTGACAGCTAATGCAGAAAACGTAGCTGGATACAAAGGTTACACAGTTCAATATAGTGGACGATATGATAGTACTTTTAGTGCATGGACTTTGTTTGGAGAAGAATTCACCGGTAGTAATGCCGAAGCTTCTTTGGGTGCGTGGATTGATAGCCCAAACACTACATATGCTAAAGAGGCCGCTGACGCGTATAACGGTGTCGTTGGGAGTGTACTTACGGGTGTCCAAAATGCGGGAACTTTGAGACTTGCGTCAAACACACCGATCGGTGCATGGATATCTTTAGAACTACCCAATTCCATAAAATTAGCACACATCGACATGAGACCTCGATTACAGCACGCTTCACGAACAAATCTCAATAACATCGCACTTCAGGTGTATCCCCGTGATTTCGGGATTTGGGGTTATAATGGTGGTGTCTGGGTACTGTTAAAAACGGTTACTGACCATAAACACACTGGAACAGCGTTTACTTATGATAGAATATCTGTCGATTCGGGTGTACTATATAATAAGTATGCTATCGTGATAACTAGAACGAATGCCGTTGGTGGAAGTAACGCGGATGACCGAAATTTTACAGCAATTGGTCAGTTATACCTTTACGGCCACGAAGAAGGCGACGAGAGCGTGGACGTGGTCCACCGGTCCGTCCCCAACAAGCCCGGGACGCAACAGCTCGCCGTGTACTACGAGGCTCGGGACCCCAACTCGTACAGCTTTGCGGACTCCTCCAACGTCTATGACTTGAGTGGGTCGGGGGTGACGGGGACGCTCAATGGTGTCGGCTACGATGCTGTGGACAATGCGTTCACGTTTGATGGGGTGGATGATTATATTAGTGGGACGCTTACAAATCCCGCGGGGGATTGGGTTCACTCAGTGTCTGTATGGGCAAAGCTAATGTCACCAAATGCTGGGTATATATTCGCTATAGGCGATGATGCCAATGCAAAAACGTCTGGATTACATTTCACCGAATCAGGAGACCTCGCATATACAAGATGGGGTTCAGCTGGTACACGACTTTTGAACAACATCCGCTCAACATACATTTATGATTGGCATCATTTCACAATAATCTCAGACGGAACAACCGATGTACGTTTATTCATCGACGGTACCGAAGTTTTATTTAATACGAATACTCTTACTCAACTCGATCTACTACCGAATACAAATCTATACGTAGGACGCCACTTTGCGTCTTCTGCGTATTCCGCTCCATTCAACGGTTCCATCGCCAACTTCCGCCTTTTCACAAAGGCCCTAAACGCCGACCAGGTTCGGGAACTCTACGACTACGATGCGGAACGCTTTGGGCACCGCACAAATCTCGTGGCCCTCCACAAGGGCAACTTGGGGGTGGGTGTGGCCCAACCGACGGCGCGCCTCGAGGTCGCGGGGGCGGATGGTCTCCAGGAATATCCACCCAAAGCGATGACTGGGTACGAGACCTATATTGAGGGGCACGGGGTTTTTAGGACAAACCCCACCATTCTTCTAAGTTCGGGTGTTTACGCTTTACCCACATGGAAGGTATTCGATCGTAGTACAGACTACTTGAATAATGACATTTGGCACTCAGAAAGGAACAGCGCAGAAAGTGTTTCTACCGGTTTTTACATGGGAACGAGTAATACATACACTGGAACAAATTCACTAAATGGTTTGTATGGTGATTATATCATTCTTGAGAATCCTTATAAGATAAATGTCACAAAAATGTATTTGAAACCAAGAATCAACAATAGTGGTGCAATAAACGTGATAAGAGCATTCACTTTAATGGCTAATAATGATGGTAGTACTTGGGATATATTGACACAAAAAAGTGATTTGACATCGTGGACCGCTAACGGATATACATTTGACGTTCAAAATACGAATCATTATAGATATTATGCATTAGTAGTGACACAAGCCATTGGCTCTTACGCGACTCTTTCTGAACTCCGCCTCTTCGGCACCCCCGCGCCCTCGTCCCTCGAGGATGGCCACCTGACCCTAGGTAAGGCCCTCACGGCGCCACGTCTCTCTGGGCACGGCGCTGGGGCTGAGACCCCTCGAGCGGAGTCTCTCGTGGTCCACTACGACACCACGGTGGATTCGGTGGTGTCGGGGACGACGGTGGTGGACATCTCTGGGAATGGTCTCAATGGGACCCTCAATGGGGGTGCGGTGTACTCCTCCACGGAGAGAGCATTTCAAGGATTTCCATCAAGTAGTTCGAATTATATTAGAGGAAATCTCCCAAGTACGTTTAGTGGAGCACAAGCTCAGACACACTCATATTGGATAAATGGTGTCGATGGAACACCTCGAAGTCCTTTCACAGTTGGGTATAATCAGAGTGGTGGGACTGGTGAATATCTTAGTATGTGGCTTTATACAAGCGGATGGCGTATAAATGTGGATGGTTTCGTGCACTCTTACGATGAAACAATCTATAAGAACAGATGGTACCACGTAACCGTCACATATGATGGAGGAAGTTATCTTTCTTCTTATAAACTCTATATAGACGGTGTTTATAAAGTTCCAACTTCGAGTAATACCCCAATTGCACTTAATTTACCGACGAGTCCACAATTAAGAATAGGTAGAAATGAAGGTACACAATGGTATAACGGTAAAATAGCAAAACCAAAACTCTACGACGTCGCCCTCACCGCGGAGGAGGTCGCCCAAGAGTACGCCCTCGGACGCACTGGGAAGTCCCTCAACGTGACGGACACGGCGGTGTGCTTGGGTGGGACGGTGCCCCGAGCGCAATTGGATGTGCGGGGGTCGGCGCTGTTCGGGGGGGGTGTTGGTATCGGGACGGCGAGTCCGGGTGCTAAATTGGAAGTTGTCTCAGATTCCCTCGACGCCAGTAGTACTACAAGCTTAACTAGCCAAATTGTAGTGAAATGTGATAGTGCGAGCGGGTATGGTGGAACTGGTGGTGGTATAACGTTTGCCCAACGATGGTACGCCAACGATTCGTCTTTAATAGCAACAGGGGGTATTTTTGGAGCCAGACTTGGGGGAACGAATGGAAGTTATGGAGGGGGGCTTTTATTCAAAACAACTGCGGCTGGTGGTTCAACTATGACGGATAGAATGGTCATTGCCCGTGATGGCAACGTCGGCATCGGGACGACGAGTCCGGGTACGGGTGTTCTCTTAACTTTAAGACAGACAACGAAAGCACTGCGTTTTATACAACCTTCACAAACAAACTACTGGGATATATATTGTAAAAGTTCATCTGATCCGAACCTACTAGTTGACTATAATGGTTCAAATATAGGTTATTTCGACCGCACTACAAGTATTAGCGCCATCGATTTCACCGGTCAACACAGGTCGTTCGTCGACGGTGTTCCATACTCAAAGTATAAAGACCTCGAAGGTCTGATCGTCTCCGCGAACAAAAACAAGTATTTCGATATCGACAAAAATGTCACCACAGGCTCAAATGCCATTCAAATCAGTCAATCGCTGCCACTCGTCAGTCTATCGACCATCGAGAAGGATAAGGCGTGTTTCGGCGTCGTATCCGGTTCCGAAGACCCAGAAAAACGTGAGTACTCACAAGGTTCATTGGTGACCGTGGTCGAAAAACAACTCGGCGACACGCGCGTCTATATCAACTCCCTCGGTGAAGGTGCGATGTGGGTCACCAACATCAACGGTCCCCTCGAGTCTGGCGACTACATCACGACCTCGAACGTCGCGGGCTACGGGATGAAGCAAGACGACGACATCCTTCACAACTACACGGTTGCCAAAATCACGATGGATTGTGATTTCGAACCTTTGGACATCCCAGTGCAACGCATCCTTCGTGAAAAGGCGAATGTCACCTATTGGTATCAGCTGGAGGTTGTTGACCTCGCCACCTGGTCGAATCTCACCACAGAACAGCGAAGCAGTGAAGAGGAGACGTACTACACCATCGATGAACATGTCCAGGTGTACGGGTACGTGGATGAACAATCCAACGTGTTCATTCCACCAGCGCACGACCTCGAGTTGTACAACAAAATTCAAGAGCACGTCGTCTCTGATGAAGTGTACAGCGCGCTCCCGGACGAGGAGAAGGGCAACTATAGCAACACCGCCTCGAACACGTACACCTACACGCAGGTGATTTCAATGACCCCAGAGGTGTGGAGCACTCTTGAGGAGGGTGAGCAGAACACGTACGTCCACGGCTATTACACCATAGTCACCCGCGAGGTCGATGACCCCACGGCGACGGAACACACGCGAACAATTTATCAAAAGGTTGTGAATGAAACAAAAACAGAAACCGAGGGGTACCTCTCTGAAGTGCGCGAGGAATGGGTGAACGTCCTCGACGAGCACGGACAGCTCCAATGGGAAGACGTGCCCACGGGTGAGACCGAGCCCGCGTACCGCATCAGATACCTCGATGCCGATGGTAACATCACGACCAGGCACAACGAAGTTTACAGGGCTGCTTTTGTTGGGTGCACGTATCATTGTGGCTAAAGTCCTAGCTTAAAAAATTAATTCTCATGTAATACTATAAAAGATGTCTGGTGGAATCGCCCAACTCGTGGCCATCGGCCAGCAAGATGTCCATCTCGTTGGTTCTCCCGAAATTAGTTTCTTCCGCAGCACGTACAAGCGACACACGAATTTTTCCCAATCCGTGGAACGTCAAGTTATCCAGGGGAATGTCAGCAACCGCGGCATGTCTTCCGTCCGCGTGGAAAGAAAGGGGGATCTCCTTTCGTACATGTATTTGATGCCCGTCAAGTCGGACGGCACGGAAGCTGATAGTGACATCACGGACTGGACGAGCGTCATCGAAGATGTTCAACTTTTGATTGGTGGACAAATCATCGACACCCAGGACTCCCTGTTCACGTCCTTCGTCGCCCCGAAGGTGCTCGCCCAAAACCTGTCCAAGTCGCGTCTCGGTGGTATCTACGAGGGTGCGAACGCGGCTGGTTTCTACCCGCTCCGTTTCTTCTTCTGCGAATCTTGGCAAAACGCCCTTCCGTTGGTGTCCTTGGCGTACCACGACGTCGAGTTGCGCATCACGTGGGGTGCGTCCGCGGAGAACTACAAGTGGGAGTGCTACAGCAACTTTTTGTACGTCGACACCCAGGAGCGCGAGTTCTTCGCGTCGAAGCCGCAAGAAATCATCATTCACCAAGTCCAGAAGGCGTTGGCTTCCAAGGCCAAGGTGCAAGAGTTGAACTTCAACCACCCGGTCAAGTGCTTGGTCGCGGCGAAGGCGTCGGACCTCAACATCATGCACGCCACGAACAAGTTGAAGCTCCAAATCAACGGCACGGACGTCGCGGACTTCAAGTTTGCGCACCCGAACTTTGGCGCGGTCACCTCGTACTACCACACGTCGTTCTCTGATAACGACACCAACAAGGGTTTGTTCTTGTACCCGTTCTGCTTGGACGTGTGCAAGTCGCAACCGACTGGCAGCTTGAACTTCAGCCGAATCGATTCGGCGCGAATCGTCAACGACATCAAGACTTCCGACGACACCGTCTACGCCGTGAACTACAACATCTTGAAGCTCGAAAACGGCATGGGTGGCCTACTTTATTCTAACTAATTAATAGTAGACTATGTTTTGGAATACTATCATGCTCGTTGCTATCGTGTTCGTGCTCTCGTATGACCCCAAAAGTCGCACATTGGAGAAAATCGTAGAATCCCCAGCGCGACCCACTGACCGAGAAAGTCAGCAGGTTTATTTTCAAAAATTACAATTCGGGGAACTTAAAAATTAGACACTTTTATTAGTCATATACAATGATTCCCATTGATAGACAAACATTAACACTCGTCGCCGTCATCATCTGTGTCGTCGGTCTTATCGTGATGTTCAGAGAACTCAAGACTGCGAAGGAAGATGTCGAAGGACTTAAAGGTTTCTCTATGAATGTCATGAAACGCATGCAACCCACGCCGGTGCGCGTCCAGGCGATGCCGCAACCGACGGCGCCCGCGACGCAACCTGAAGAGAAGGAGGAAATCGTCGAAGAAATCGCCGAAGAAAAGGTGGAAGATAATTAAATTTACTAATAGTAGGATTGCAAATGCGCAACAATGAAAAAGTACAAGGCCATCGCCATACCAGTATCATTCGTGGATGAGAAACCGAAATTTCTCACGGTGAGAGACAGGAGATTTAAAGATTGGATTTTCGTCACGGGTGGGTGTAGACGTAAAGAAATATTTAACCCCCTCCGTTGTGCTCTCAGGGAACTCGAGGAGGAGACACGGGGGACGGTGTCATTAAAATCAGGTGAATACACTGACTATGTTTTTTCAGTTAAAGAAAGTCCACACGTCGAACTCGTGTATCACGTGTTCATCTTTTTTGTGAGCTGGACGAAAAACGACCAACAACAACTCGTGAAAAAATTTTATGATGAAAAACAAAAAACAAATTTAAAAAAAATAAATAAACAACCATACAAAAAAACTTATGATGAAAATGATTACATGACCTTCGACACGTTGAGTGAATTCAACGCAAAGAAAAATTGGTCACTCATCGAACAAAATATTATTAAAAATCCAGAATTCTACAGCTGCATGACTTCTTTGCATAGAAAAAAGTTTTCAATAAAGTAGATATGAAATCTAAATCATACATTTTAATGCAAATCCAAGAACTTTACGTAAACAAGAAGGGCTATTACCCGCACCAGGCCGAGATGGAAGTAGAAAAAATTAAAGATAAAACGGTGTACGAACTCCTCACCATTAAAAAAGAACTCGCGGAGAGTGAAAATACTTCGGACACGACCTGTCTCCACTGGTTTAGAGATGACACGCGCTTTGATTGTAACTAGAATGTTCCGTCAATGGTGCACCAGGGAAGGGTTTATGAATTCACGACATTTGTCGCATGTGCTGATGGATGGGGGATGTCTCAGCGTGCCAAGCGACAAATTGTCGTCATTCAACGACGCGTACATCGCGGCGTGTATTCGCGGAGAGAAAGTGTACGTCGTTGAACAGAAAACGCCCACGTACAACTTCTTCTGTGATATCGATTACAAAGACACTGAAGCACTCTCGGTAGAGGATATTCAGGATATTTGTAAAATTATATGTGATAAAGTGCGTCGTTATGGGGGGAAACGATGTCTCGTGTCCGTCGCGGAACCTAAAAAGGTTGACAGCGAGAGGTACAAAACAGGTGTGCACATGAATTGGCCCGATTTCCCCGTGAATCAGGAGACGGCCATCGCGCTCAGGGAACACATATTAGTGGTCCTGTACACGGCAAAGGGTGGCGTGGATTGGAACGAGGTTATCGATTGTTCCGTGTATGGAGATTTAGAGCGCGGTTCGCGGGGGAGTGGGTTTCGTCTCCCGTGGTCGCACAAAAAGGCAAAGTGTTTAGAGTGCGTTGGGAAGGGGTGCGCGCACTGCGACAACACTGGAAAAATCACGCAAGGCATGTATCTTCCAGTGTTTATTTATGACGAAAGTAAAAAAATAACACCGACGAGTCCGGAACCGACGAATGAGCTCCTCTACATGGCGACGATTCGCACGGACGTTCAGGAATCGGTGAAAGTCGAACCACCCACGAAAGCCATCAAAGAGGGGACATTCTCAAAGATTCAAACAAAAGATGAATTGAATGATATTGAAACGCAGGCACACTTGGAAATTTTTATACAAAAAAACATGGAGGGACAGGGAACTGCAAAGGTCACAAAAGTTTTTAAATATAAAAACACCTATCTCGTGTCAACGACATCTCGGTATTGCGAAAACTTGGGGAGAGAGCATGGTTCAAATCACATTTGGTTTTACATCAATGGAAACATCATCACACAAAAATGTTTCTGTCGATGCGAAACAATCAGAGAAAGACGCGATGGGTTCTGTCGCGATTTCGTGGGCAAACGATACATTCTCACACCAAAACTGGTAAAAATGATTTACCCAGATGGTGTCGTCGTGTGTCAGCCGTGTCACTCGATGACACCACCACCGACGTCCGATGACATTATTTCCACAGAGGAATTCGAACAATTCATACGACGTTATTTCAAGGGACACGAGGACACAAAAGTCATCCGCGTCCAGAAAAATAAAATTTTCACCAATAACAACTTTTGTGAAATGTTTGGAAAAGCGCACGGACAGATGTGCTTCACGGTGGACAAAAGGGGATACATAAGTTTGGGGTGTCCATGCAAGGATAAAAAATCCTTTAAATTGCTTCCATCCATGTTTAAAAAAATAACAAAGTAAAGTAGATGGCGATAGTTCTAGTCGGTGTTATCGGATACATGGCATACATCCTGAGTGGTGCCCCTGTGTCGTGGTCACAGGAAGAAGAAGACATAAAGAAGGATGCATTAAAGTATTCTGGAATAAATCCAGACGAGTTTAAACTATTCGGTGAAGAAATGACGTTGGCGGAGGAATACATGCGCGAGAACCCGCGACAGGCTGCGACGCACCTGTACAGAGCGTTGGACCATTTCGAAAACCTGGGAACGCACAACCATTACGACGTGCAGGAAGAAATTCACGAAATAGCCGTACGAATGGCTCTCGCCTTTGAACGCAGTATTTTAGATAGTGCTTTAAAAAATGGAATAAATTGGACACCAAGATACTTAAACAATACACTCGTTTAATGTACAGATAATGACGACCAGATACGGACGAACCATCAAAAAGCCCACGGCGGTCTATGTGCCCGAACTCGTTCAATTAGAGGATGATTACAGCGAAGATGAATACGACAGCGACTATTCGGCGAGTAGCGACATCTTGACCGAAGACGAGGGGTGTTCGGATGACGACGACGACGAGGAGGAAGAGTTTGAGGATGACGACGAGACCGAGGTTGGAAGTCTCAAGGATTTCGTCGTCTCTGATTCAGAAGAGAGTGAGAGTGAAAGTGCTTAAAAAAATTAAGCGTTTTTAATAATAATGGAAACTGATATCGGTAACCCAATTCATTACTCCCCAGACATTAACGTCAAGGATGATGAAAGTGTCGGTCGCGACGAAGACATGTACTACCAACAACCGCAACAACAGATGCCCATGATGCATCCCATGATGCACATGTATCCACCCCCAACGGATTCGAATAAATTGGATTTTTCCAACTTGGACAAAAACACATACATCGTGATGTTCATCGCGTTCATCGTAGGTTTTTTCATGGGTAAAACAATGCAACCTGTAATTCTTAGAGCGATGTAAGTTCATCTTCTTCTTTTTGATATCCCACGAAACCGCCAATACTACCACTCTTAGGTTCGGTGAAATACGCGCGCGAGACGAACAGCGGATCTTTTAGGTTTTCCCTGAGAACCTGCGACGCTGTGGCCTTGTCCTCCTTTTTCGCTTTCTCATCTAAGAGAGGCTGGTACACGATGATGAAATACGCGACGATAGCGATAGTGATGATATTTAACACAATAGTAAACATCTATAATGTAATTACATATTAAAATTTAGTTCTCGGTGGCCTCAGCGGCGGCTTCAGCGGCTTCGCGCGCAGCCTGTCGTTCTTCGATTTCTCTGGCGACGATTTCGTCGGCTTCCTTGACCAAGTCTTCCATCGATGCGTCGGGCTTTTCCTTCTGCAACTGACTGAGTACTTCGGCTGGGTGTCGAACCGGGGCTTCATCCGGCTTTGTGTAGAATTTGCTGTTTTCATCGCCCGGGACGAAATGATTCGTACCGGCGAGCATACCGCGCTTGCGTTCTTCAAACATCTTGGCGGCGTGTGCTTGAGATTCTCGGTATCCAGACATGATTTCTTCGAGACGATCATTTTGATAATGGACGTCTTCAATCTTGCTGTCATCCGGGGGAATCAGAATCCACTTGTACATGTCAACGACGTAGATGTTGAATTCACCACTTTCCTTTTGCAATTTCTTGGCGTGGCACGCGGCTTCGTCTCTCGTGGCGAAGCATCCTCGAATCTTGATGCCAAACTTGTCGCACTTTTGCGGTGCTTCGGGTCCCACGATGGAGAGGCACGCGAAGACTTGGCCCGGGACGGTAAGATAATCTTGTTCAAGGAGAGACATGTTCTTTTCTACTAATATAGATACTTTTAACTTTAAGCTAATAAAATCACGGGAGTAGGAGTCTTCGTGGATTTTAAAAACAAGAGGCGTTATTTTATACATGGATGATAAAATTCACGAGTTTGTGAAAACGATATACGATACACTCGGACCCGGATATAATGAATGTGTGTATCACAAAGCTATGGAGGTTTTATTGAGAAAACACGGCGTACAATACGAAAGTGAGAGAATCGTACCCATCGTGTTCGACGGGCACACGATAGGTAACGTGCGGAGCGACATCATCGTGGAGGGTCGTCTCGTTTTAGAATTTAAATCGATTCGGAACTTGACGGATGCGGCGGCGCTTCAGACGCGTAACTATCTTCATCTGACTGGACTGACCCTTGGCTATCTGATAAACTTTGGTCATCAAAAGCTTGAAGTTGTGAGAATAGAAGCATGAAAGGGAACGATTTCGCCATTATTTCGTAGCTGTGTTGGGACTCTCGCTGATATCGCACGGGGTCTTTGAGACCTTCCCGTAGAATGTGCTTCGCACGGTCTAGGTGAAAAATGACTTCTTTAATACAATAGTCCATTACATGTCTAACGGTATACACTCTTTAAACTATTACACCGTGGGTATGAATTCCCAATGAAGGTCTTGGCATATTTTTTTCCATATGACATCCTGTTGATACAACTTTTGAGAGCTCTTGAGGAGGGGAAAAAATTGTAAATATTGGTCTTGGGACAAAAGTTCACAAAACTTGTACAACACGTAGCTGTAACTCAAAAAATTCTTACGTTCGGCGGGGCAATTATCATCGAAAGGTTTTTGAATTTGTGTGAACATCATGCGCAGCCTCTCTTCGAGTGCTTGGGACATTTTGGGTGGTTTCGCGCCGTTAAGCATGTTTGTGATGTATGGGGTGTGCTCGTAGTATTTATTGTATTTGAGCTTTTTCAACAAACCCCTGACTTTGGCGTGTGTGATGTCGCACATCTTTTTAATCTTCATCTTTTTCAGTTCCACTCGAAGTTGTTCTATGACTTCATCGGGAATCGTCGTCGTCTCTTGTGCTTGGAACTGCGATAACCATTCGTTGAAATGATTCTCTCTCTTATACGAATAATTAATAATTTTACTCGTCTCCTGTTCCTCCTTCCACGTGAGTTCGTCCGATATCAGTTTCATGAGCACGAGGCCGCATCCATCGCACACGAGTTCACTCGCTTCGTGGCAATGTATGACGTTGCTATTTTCGCAGCTATCGCATCTATCTACTCTAGTCGATTTGGATTTTCTCTGTATGGATTGATTTTCTACTTCTATGAGATAATCCGTGTACAGACTCCCCCGAGCTAACCCTTGGGTTTCTTTGACATTGAACACGTTATCGTTATTCGTCGTCGTCTCCACCTCTTCTTCGGCGTATTGATTCATGTATGGCATGCACTTTATGATGTACTGGCTCATCTCTTCCTCGTACTTTGACTTATTATGAGGTTCATCCTCAATGAGTTGGGTCCATTCATCAACTTTATTTGTGAATCTACTTAAAAAGTTGCCCTCCATATTCATGTAGATGTCCAATCTTTTAACTAATATAATTATTTGGGTCTATGGAAAGTACAAGAATTTCGTTAAAATACGCGATTACTCAATCAGTCGAGTATTTTTGGAATACGAAGTCGATTTAGATATGAAATATCAAATCGACGAACACGACCAGTTCTGGTTGGACGAGCAAAAATATTGGGACGAAGGTGAATCTGAATTTTATTTAGACGTCACCAACCGCCCATTCGCCGGCACGGAAGTCCCGCAAAACGTCGTGCGAACGATTCTACGAGTTCACTATTGGTACAACGACCAACGATACAAGTACTGCACGTACAATCCAGATTTTGAATGGCCACCGAACGCAGAGTCTTCCGCGTTTTCTTTCAGCATACCGCTCACGTCGGCGGTGCTGGTGGACGAGGACGATAAGCCCGTGCGCGACATCACGTCTAAAGTGAAAAGTTATGCGGGTCCTCGCGGTGATTTCGGGGGTTCGGAGGTTCGCATTCGAGATTTACTTTTTTATGACGAAGACACTTTGAATACAAGTTATCCAAAAATTCAAATTACAAACGCGTTAGGTGTGAAGAAAGTCATTTCAACGCTCACTGGCACTACTACTGACTTTCGGACACTTTAGTGGCCAAGTAGAACTTGAGATAACCTAGGTTTGCCACATTATAATGTAATATCAAGAAAGCGGCTTCTTGTAAAAGTTGTACCGAAGCACACATCCCCGTGGCTTTTGTGAATATGTTTAGATACTTTAGAGAATACACACCCGACACCGCTTCGTCTGTGTTTTCTATCGTTTCCAGCGACGTTTCTTGATTCGCGAAATCCCCTTCACACGTCAGTTTCATGACATTTTTGTATCTGGCGATGGCGATTTCAGAGCCAATGTTACCCATGTCTCGACAGATGCGTTGGAAGTCCACGGATTGCATGGTTGTCATGCACGAGCACCTGAGTTCGGGAACTTCGATTTGGTTTTCGTCGATATCTAAGAGTTTGAGTTGAAACTTTGATTTTTGTTTCTTGGCTTCGGAAAGGATTTCGAGGTCCATGTACTCCTTCGTCGTGATGGACATGGTGAGCACGTCGCTGTTGCTGATGGACTTCAACAGCTTGAACGTGTTCGCGATGTTAATTCCCGCGATGATTGGTTCTGGGCATTCGTATTCCTCAAAATTATCGGCGGAGAGTTGTAAATCCACGAGACTGCTTCGAGCCGTGTCGAGAGTAACGATGGAGACACCTTTAGATGTGAAATAGATGTTTACATCGTTAAGAATTTCTTTAAGAACCTCAAAGACGGATTTTACCGCTGACGATTGGATGGTGACCAACCTCATTTGTTTTAAAAAATGCGTTATTTCTTTATTTGATTGTAGGCGTCATTGACGCTCATATTTATTCGAGCTTCGAGTTCCGGTGTCATCGGTGGCATGAGGGATGCGCCGTAATCATCCATTTCATAGATGCCCCCGCCGTTTCGCACGACGTCGTCGTGTTCGAGCGACGTCATGGTGCACGAAAAACCAGTGATGTCCGTGTAGTGCACTTCTTCGCTCGGGAGCAGGGACATGAGCCACGCTTTGATTTCAGCACCGACCAGGACTTTTCCATTTTTCGTCAGTAAAGTCGGAACCCGTGTGATTTTATGTTTATATTCAGGCGGAATCCCCCTCTGGTTAATGTTATGATAGTGCACCAGCGGTTGCAGCTGCGGCCTGGCCTTTATGAAATCAATGAGCTCTCTGCTGTGTTGACACTTCGGGCTAAATATCAGCAATGACATTTTATAATACAATGATTATTTTCTCTAAAAAAATTAACGCAAGTATATATATATGAAGACATTCATTCTCATTCTCCTCGTCATCGTGGTGATCGCCCTCACCATGAACACCAAGCAGCGCGGCACTGAGAATTACCAGGAGCTTTTTGGTTTCAATGGATACACAAAGCCGGTGAACCAGGTCGTGTTGGATGACCAGAAGTTCGACACGTCGCAGTACAAAGAGGTTGAGGCTGCTGTGAGTCACGATCTCATGCAAAAGTTGGTGCTGACCACGAACGAAGAAATCACCAAGCGAACAGATGATTGTTCGTACATCATCGAAACCACCGCGGTGAAAAAGTATTCCAAGGATGGTCAGGACGTGTACAAGTGCATGTTCATGTGCGTTCGCGCCAAGGGTTTCGCGTTCGGTTTCTCCGTCGTGGCGACGCTGTCTGTGCAAGGTGACGACGTCAAGGTGTTGTCCCTTCGCACGCAACCATTGGACGTGCAGGCGCCGTCGGACGTGTCTCCGTACGTGCAGGACATCGCGAAGGAGTATTTGGACTTTGAACTCGTGAAGACGAAAGTTGTGCCCACGACGAGTGAGTTAGAGGCGGCTAAAGAAAAACTCCAATACATTTAGATGATAGACATCAATGAGATTCATAAATTTGATGTGCGACGTCAGGAAATAAAAAAAGAATTGTATACAAAAATTTATCAACAATTTGAAAGAAAAATCAGACAACAAGTGGAATTAGGGAGGGACAAATACGTTTTACTTCAAGTGCCGGCGTATGTTTTGGGTTTCCCGAAATTCGACCGAGAAGCGGCGGCGCGTTACCTCAGCAGACAGCTCAAGCGGGGTGGATTCGAGGTTCAGATGGTGGGGGAAATCAATATTTTCGTGTCGTGGTTGCCGAAAAAGAAAAAGGTCAGGCCCGCACCCCAGCCTCGGGAAGAAGAACACATCGAGTTCCCAACTTTAATGAACTTACGAAAAGCCGCGAGTGCGTACAAGAAGGGCTAAAATTATTTCAGTTAAATGTAGTATGGACAACTTGAACGTACTTGTCGAAGCTAAGAAAGAGTATATGGGCCAATTGTGTCTCATCATGGTTCCGGCGATGATTGAAACTTTTGAAAATTTGTACAACGAGGCTGTGTCGATGTCCAAGGGTAAACAGGTGCTCATTCAATATCAAAAGTTGTTGAAAGACGTCCCGAACTGGAGCGACACCATGTCTAAACAGCACAGCGATAACATCACCAGTCGCTGCGCCTGGTTCAGCGACCTCCTCGCCGCGGTGTTCGTCGCGTGCACGAAGATTCTCAGCTCGGTGCGTTTGAAGTCCGATGGTCATAAGATTTCCCTAAAGTTGCCGACGAATGAAATTTTTATTCAAACGTGCTACAACAACGTCGCGAAAGATTTGTACAAAGACCCGTTCGTCTATCACGAAGAACAAAGCGAATACGCGAGAGATGAAGTTTTGACCCGACGTTTCACCACGTGCATCGAAACATCCGTGAAGGAGCTCATCCCAGTGCAACAAATTTTACAAACGTACATGAGTTCGACCGACCCGGAGAAGAGCATCGACCTCGCGGACCCAGAAGACACGGAAGACCCTGACCTGTACGAAGAAGAACCGGCGCAGGCTCAGCCGATGGAACCGGAGCCAGAGCCAGAGACGGAGCCGGAGCCGGAATCACAGCCGATGGAACCCACCGCATCGATGCCGATTGGTTTGGAAAATGAATTCAAAACCATCCCCGACGTTCCGGCCGAAATCAGGCAACCGGAACCGGAACCGGAGGCGGCTCCAGTGGAAGACGACGGCGTCTTGTTTGGGGATGCTCCAGAACGACGACGTTAAAAAGAAAACCTCCACTTAATAATAATGGAACTCAGTGATTATCTTCGCGACCCGTTCAGTGCGGCGCTCGTCGGCGCTGGCATCACCGCGGGTTACATTCACCTGAAGGCCCAGCTCAACAACGAAGGAAAGTTGCAACTCGCGCAGTACACCAAGCCGGCGGCGCTCAATGCGATTTTGATTTATTTTATTGTTTCAAATGGTTTGGGTCAACGTGAGACCATTTCCATGGAGCCCTTTTAAATGCTTAATTAAAGATTTTACAAGTTTATATAATAGAAAAAATGGCTTCTGTTTCGGCGTTTAACGAGATGATGGCGAACTTTATTGGGGAACTTGGAAAAGCCTTTCCAGAAGAAAAGGCTATTAAGAAGTTCGAGACATCGTTTGACCTGCTCCGAAAGAGTAACCCGCGAAAAATTGTAGAGACATACATGGCTGGAATCGGTCCGTACGCCGAGCGCATTTCTCAGCACGATTCAACTTTACTGGACGAAGACATCAAGTTTTTGAATGACATGAACATGAAGCAGAACTGGGCGAAAGCCAGTCAGGCGACACAGGGTGCGATCTTCCAGTATTTGCAAACGCTGTACATGATCGGCGTGACGATCACGACGATCCCAGCTGAGACACTGGTGGCCATCGAGGGGTTGGCGAAGGAATGCGCGGCGAAGATGGAAGCCGATGGTAGCACCGAAGGAGGTCTCAACCCAGAGGCGCTCATGAAGATGTTAGGTGGTATGTTGAAAAAATAAACCTCTTGTTATATTAAATGAAACCCTGGTTTGAAGATTTCAAAGAGCTCATCCGCTCGGACAAGGTTTTAGAATTTTGGCCGACAAACGCGCAGACCCCAGCCGATAGAATCAACGCAGCCTCTCGTTTTGTGATTTACGCGTCGTGCATCATCTACTTGATTCGTCGCGACCCCCGAATTTTCGTTCTTGGTATCACCATCCTCGGCGTCCTCATGGTGATGTATCGCTCGAACATGGTGAAGGGGAGCCAGGGCAGACCCACCGTGAGCGAACAATACACAGGAAATACTTGCCAAATGCCG